TGGAGTTCTACCTTTTATTCTTGGGTAGAATTTAGGTTTATGTTTGTTACAATGTTTAAATTTATTGTACTTAGAAATAACAGTGTTGCATCCTTTGTTAACGCAGATTCTTCCACTACTATATGAAGTATTGGGTTTGCTATTAGGATATTTATTTCCTTTTATGTAATTGCTCATTAAATTAAGTATAGAAGGAGAATGTATGCCTGGTAAAGGTTATAAACCAAAAAAAGCTATGAAAAAAAATAAAGTTAGAAAAAAATAATGGCTAAGTGGCAAGGAATGAAGGTGAAGTTAAATTCACCTAGCCCTATACGAAAGGGTGAGCCTGGCTATGGTAGAAAGAAAACTAAAGTCTTTGTAATGAAAAATGGGAAAGTCAAGAAAATTATGTTTGGTGACCCTAATATGAAGATAAGAAAAAACAATCCTAAAGCTAGAGCCTCGTTTCGTGCTAGACACAAATGCAGCACAGCTAAGGATAAAACAACTGCACGATATTGGTCGTGTAGAGCTTGGTAGAGGAAAGAAACAATGGCTGAACGAAAAGTTTGTAGCAACAAAGGTTGTGAGAAAAAGTTTATGGCTAAGGACAATAGGAAAAAATATTGTTCTACTCAATGTTCTCAAAAATCTAGACATAAAAAATATAAACAAAAGAAAGCTGATCAGTACACGTCACAGATGACAGTAAGTCGTGGAGAACATTATCAAGAGTATGTTAAAGAGTTTGCAGAAGCCGTAGATAAAAAACTTATACAAAAACAAGAAGTAGCAAAACTATTAAAGATAAGTAACCCTATGGTCACTAAAATGCACGAAGCGTATTTAATTGATAAATCAAATCTTAAAGCAGCTGAAAATTGGGAAACACCAGAAGAAGCAATCAAGTCACTACAAAAGTTTGAAGATTTTAGAGATAGGTATTTCCAAACAGAAACAGGAGAGATCTACGAAACTGCTGACTTTCATCAGAGATGGATACAATCTATTTTAGATGCTATTGATGAAGGTGGAGAACAGATGATACTTAGCCCACCAAGACACGGCAAAACGGACTTGTTAACACACTTTGCTATATGGCAGATATGTAGAAGTCCCAATGTTAGAATTATGTGGGTTGGTGGTAACGAGGAAATAGCTAAGAACGCAGTAGGTGCAGTGGTTGACCATTTAGAACACAACGAAAAACTTATTGAGGATTTCTGTGGACCAGGACAAACATTTAAACCAAAGAGTAGATCAGGTAAGTCTTGGACATCTGGACAGTTTACAATAGCTACAAGAACAGTAACTGGTATTAAAAGCCCGACAATGGTTGCTGTTGGTAAAGGTGGAAAGATTCTATCTCGTGACTGTGATTTAATTATTGCAGATGACATTGAAGACCACGGAACAACAGTGCAACCTAGTGCTAGAGAACAAACTAGACAATGGTGGACAACAACACTATCTAGTCGTAAAGAAGAACATACAGCTATTGTTGTTATTGGATCAAGACAACACCCTGAAGATTTATATAACTTTCTTTTAGAAAACCCAGAGATGAACACAATCGTAGAAGAAGCACATAGTACAGAGTGTGTACTTCCAGAGAACGAAATAGAAATACACACAGATTGTATGTTGTGGTCTGGAAAGCGTAGCTATAAATGGTTACTGTCAAGATTACGTTCAGCTGAAACCACAGGTGGTAAAGCTATTTTTGAAATGGTGTATCTTAACAAAGCATTTGTAGAGGGAATAACAATGTTTGATGTAGAAGAAGTTGACAAGTGCAGAGATATAAATAGAGTTATTGGTCACATACCTGCTGGTACACAACTTATTGCAGGATTAGACCCTGCATCTACAGGTTACCAAGCCTGTTTCTTGTGGGCAGTAAACTCTGAAACAGGAAAAATGTATATGGTAGATATAGAAAATCAAGAAGGTGGTGGTGTTATACAAGCTAAAGAAACTATAAAGAAATGGCACGAGATGTATAATTTGTCACATTGGGTTATTGAAGAAAATGGTTTCCAAAGAGCTATCCGACAAGACAGAGATTTAAAAGACTATACAACACGAGTAGGTATATATCTCGAAGGACATCAAACACAAAAAAACAAATTTGATCCTATCTTTGGTGTTGGAAGTATGAGAGAATTGTTTAAAGAGGAGTTAATTAGTTTGCCGTATGGTAGTGCAGAAAGCGAAACTAAGAGTAATATATATCGTAGACAATTAATTTATTTTTCTACAGGTGCTAGTAAGCAGTCTGGAAGAAATAACAAGAGTGATGTTGTTATGGCTTCGTGGTTTCCACTAAGAGTTATAAGAAGATTACAAAAAGAAAGATTAGCCGAAGTAGGATTAGATTATGAACCTAGTTTCGGAGAATGGGATATAAGCAATATGAACGAAAGTCCTTGGGGATAATGACACCTAACGAAATATCAGAAGCAATAACACGTTTACATTTTGATAATAACGGGAGTTATAGTCAAAGAGGTAGAATACGTGCCATTATGAATGGTGGTCAAGATGGTATTGCAGCTTTACTTGGTGATAACCTTAAAGGATTAGCAGATTGGCAAGTACCTGTTCCTAACTTAATGATGTCAGGTTTAGAACATCTCTCACAAAAAATTGGTCGTATTCCTAACTTGAAAGTTGATGTACCTAATGGTAAAGATTCTGATAGAGCAAGAATGAAAACAGAAAAGATTGCAAGAATTGTTAACTCCTATGATGAATCACAAAAACTAGAACTACAAATGCCACAAGTAGGTAGATGGTTACCTGGTTATGGTTTTGCTGTATGGGTTATCAGAGAGAAAAAAGGACCTGATGGAACTCCATATCCTTGTGCAGAACTTCGTGACCCGTATAATTGTTTTCCAGGATATTTCGGTGCAGAACAACAACCAAAAGATATGGCTATTGTTAGGAGGGTTCCTAAGAATGCTCTTGCAGCAACCTATCCAAATGCTAAAGATAAAATTTATCAAAAAAATAAATCAATTACTAATCCGAAAGCAGTAGGTAACTCATATGCTTCTGCTTATAATAGCCAAACCAATGGTTCTTGGGCAAACTCTAATGGTGATGGAGATTTAGTAGCTGAGTATTATAATATAGAAGGTACATACATATTTCATATGGGTTCTGCTACTATTCTTGACTTCATACCAAATCCACTTGATAGTGGTCCAGCTTTTGTTATAGCTAAGAAATTTAGTTTTGACAGGATGCAAGGACAGTATGATCAAATAATTGGACTTATGGGTTCAATGGCAAAGATTAATGTGATGTCAATAATAGCTATGGAAGATGCAGTGTTTACAGAAACTAATATTTCTGGAGAGATAGAATCTGGACAGTATAGAAAAGGTAGATTTGCAGTAAATTATCTAGCTCCAGGAACACAAGTTTCTAAACCTGCATCCAATGTTCCATATCAGATTTTTCAACAGATAGATAGAATAGAACGACAACTTCGTGTTGGTGGTTCTTATCCTACACAAGATGATTCTCAGTCACCTTTAGCTTTTGCTACAGGTAGAGGACTTGAAGAACTTGGTTCTTCTATGTCTTTAATGATTAGGGAGTATCACACTGTTATGGCTGATGCTATAGAGATGATTGACTCTAAACGATTAGAGTGGGATGAAAAAATGTATGGAGGAGAATCTAAATCATTGTCTGGTTATATGGCTAATAAATTTTATTCAGAAACATACGACCCAGGTAAAGATATTTATGGTTCCTACAAAACTCGTAGAGTATATGGAGCTATGGCTGGATATGACGAACCACAGAAGATAGTTACAGGGCTGCAATTACTTCAAGCTGGTATTATAGATAAACAAACATTACAAGAAAACCTTGATGGTTTAGATAACATTGTAAGAGTTAATGACAGAATATTAAAAGAGAAAGCAGATAGTGTTTTATTTGATACATTGTTATCACAAGCTCAACAAGGTGATCCTAAAGCAATTATGGCTATTGTGCAGATAAGAAGTAATCCTAGTGATATGCAAAATATCTTAGATAAGTTCTTTACTGCAGAAGCGCCAGAGATTCCACAACCAGAACAAGAGTTGCTTGGAGGAGGTGCTTTGCCACCACAAGGTCCTCCACCAGGCATAGCTGAACTTCTTGGAAGTTTAGGAGGATAATGTCTATCAATAAAAAATTTGATGAAATAGTAGATTTTGCTCTCTGTGATGTAGATGAACTAGGTGATGATATTATTTTAAAAGAAGATATATTTAAACCACGAGGTGGATTTAATATGGGAAAATACCCACCAATGGGATTCCCTTTTGGTAGTATAATTGTGAATTCAGTGTTTCAATTTTTTTTAGAAGAAGAAGATGAGGAGGATGAAAATGGCGAGATCTTCTAGTAACAGAGGAATAAATAAAAATAAAACTAATGGTTCTTCTTATTCAACAGGAAGAAATCCAGGTGGTATGGTTGCAGGTTTAACTGCTGATACTACCTATGGAGAAGGTAAGGAAATTAAAGACCAAGTAGCTGCAACAGGTGGCTTACCACAAGTTGGCAATTTACCTCCAGTGCAAACACAACCTCAAATAAATTTATCACAAGTGGATGCTTTTGCTGGTACTGAAAGACCAAACGAACCTGTCACATCAGGATTATCATTCGGTGCTGGATATAGTCCACAACAATCAGTAGAAGAAGATCCAGATATGCTGTTAAGAGTTTTATACAGCGTATACCCAGACCCTATATTTATACAAATGATGAATAGGCAAGACCTTGGATAATGTATTGTGAGCTATACATATCCAGAAAATCCTTTTAAAGACAAAGAAAGCTTAGAAAAACTTAAAGCTAGGGAAGTTAGGTTTGATTCTTTACGAGAAAAAGTAAACGAACAAACTGCTGAACTAGCAATTAAAAA